GACTATACATAGACAGAAAAATAATAAAAACTGGTAAACTAGAAGATATGTCAGAACAAGAACTAGAAGCAAAGATGAAACAAATTTTAGACGACTACTCACAGATAATTGACGTTACCCCAACTTCTGAATCTTCTTTACCCAATGACGAGGAATCATCGTCCGATCCCCAAAAGTAATACCATCTTCATCCTTATCATACGAAGCAAACATCTTAATATGATCTTTTGTTTTCTCGTACAACCAACCTTCATTAACAGGGTATGATAGTTTCATTTTATCAAACTCTTTCTCTGTAGCCCAGCCAGAGTCACTTACACAGTCGACCCACTCCACTCTGACTTTCTGGAAAGGTATATCAGGAGTAGTTTCAGTATTGATAGCTTTTCTTCTTTTCCTAGGCATATATGTTTCTACCACAGATTTGATTTTTTAAAATATCTATATCGCGCGCAGTCTGGGTTTTCATCAACAATGATATAAAAGTGTCCCAAACGTCCACCAAAAACACTAAAAGTGTCCACCCCCTGTCCACCACTTAGCCTTATATACCAACGAAAAATAGCCAAGTGGACACAAAGTACACTTTTTTTCAGAGAAAAAAAATATTTTTTTAAATCTGTCACAGAATACTATAGTATAACTTTATATGCCTTATTATGGCCATATTTACGCTCATATAGCTCATCTATGTCCTCTGCCAACTTTTCCAGGTGCTCTGCATCCAGGTTAGCTATAGCCTCAACTGCCTTATTATAGTTATCTTTCTGCCTTTTTCTTGCCTTGTTCTCTGATTGCACTTGAGCAATCTCTGGTAGTGTTTGATCAACCATTGTTTCTTCCTCCTTGTCTTTCATCTTTTACTGCATAGGCAATTGCTTGCCTTCTACATTTGTTTCCTTCTACCTTTGAAATGTTATCGTCTAACCACTCAGCGTGATTATTTAGAATCCGATTCATTTCTGGTGAAGTCTCCCGCCGTAACGGATACGTTCGCTTTTTCTTTTTCATCATAAATTAACTCGTGGTACATATCTAATCGTTTTAAGAACTTGTGTTTCCAGGTCCGTAGTTCGTGGTCCGTGATCCTAAATTCTTGGTAATATAAGTCAGGCGTGCATACCAT